CGTCGATGATGTACTGTAAAGCTCCGCAAGCATTCACGCTCGCAGTGTGTTCCCAGTCCTCTTTGTTGTCGTAGAACTCATGCCACCGCTCGCTGGGTGCGACGACAATCTGGCCGGTTCGATTGTGACGGAACACGAATGCGGCAGGGCCGATGGGTACAATCATCTTCCCTCCAACCATTTTTCGAGGTCATGGAGTTCATCCACTTTGGCTTCGAGTTCTTTGATTCGGTCGTTGAGACGATTGAGTTCCATCACAATGCCCCGTGGGCGAGTATCGAACAGCGTTTTTCCGGTTGGTGTTTGAATCAGGAAACCTTTGGCGGGGGGAGCGATTCTGATTGGGTCGAGTTTGTAGCGGCTCACAGCTTGGCCTCCTTGGCTTTGAGCCACACTTCATCAGCAGACTCAAAGTCACCTTTTGATGCGTAACCAAGTGCAAGTCCGCCACCCTCCTCCAGCCGCTTGATGCGCTCGTTGGCAAATTTCAATTTATTCTGGCATTCTTTCAGTTCAGAAATTGATACAAACTGTGCGTGTTCCCATTCTGGATTTAATATCCAATCGCTCACAGCTTGGCCTCCTTGGCTTCTGTCCAAATTCTCACTCTGGTCGCATATTCAAAGGGGTAGATTGCTTCATCCCCCGCTGCCTCCAGCCGCTTGATGCGCTCTTGAAGCCGCAGGTTTGCTTCATCCAACAATTGCTGCTGCCGGATGATTGCGTTGGCCGCGTTGAGTTCGCGTTCGATCCTCCTGCACAGCAGCCCCAACTCGCCTACGTTGTGAGCGGTTGAGTCGGATATTGGGGTGTCGCTCACTTGCCATCCCTCGCTTTGAGCATCGCGTCGGCGATGAGGTATGCCATTGCTGCGGAGTTATCCATGTTTTCATACCATCCCACTTCGTTGATTGCCTTCGCCGCGAAGTAGTCGCGCATTGAAATACCATGGTAATTAATTGCTGGAGTAATTCCGTCCCATTGCGTTGTATGTGGAAACGCCGGTCCTCCGTCGTTGATTGGTTGGTTGCTCATTTGGTTTCCTGTCTCTTTAGATATTCACTGACCGCTTCATCTGCGACGTATTGTAGTTTGTAGCCTTTGCGCTTTGCGTATTCCTTCAATCTCCGATGCGTGTCGTCTGACACGACGAACATCTTAGCAACGGGACGTTTGGCTTTGGGTTTCATCGCTTGTGCTCCTTGATGATCTGGGCCACGAACCGGCGCTTGCAGCCGATGGCCCGGGCCACGGTGTCGGTGTCGGCCCCGTTGTCCCACAGCCGGTAGGCCAGCTCGCTGTCGAAGGCCTCGACCGGCTGCGCCCAGTTCCTCGACAGTTCCCTGGCCTTGGGCTCCGGGAATGAGATCCAGCCTGCTGCCACCGCGCTGGTGATTGTCTTCTTGGTGATCACTTGAGGCCCTCCGCAATCATGGCGTGCTCGAGGATCAGCACGGCGTCCGCGGTCTTCAGTGTGATCGTCAGCCTCGGCTGCCGTTGCTGCGCGATCTGCTTCAGGTGAGCCTTCCAGCGGTCGCCGTGCGTGGCCTTGGTGCCTGCCTGGATGGTCTTCTGCCATGTTTGAGGCGGCACCTCGATCACTCGAGTCCGACTAGCTGCGATCAGTCCGTGCAGGAAGCCCACATTGCGCCCGAAGTTAAACATGGCAGACCCCGGGGCGCCCTTGCCGCCGACGTAACCGCCCACCTTCTCGATGTAGACCACGTCGGACACACCCAGCCTGTCGAGCACCAGGTCGCGCACATCGGCGTCGGTAACAGGCATGGCGTCCAGCGTCACACCGCTGGGGCCGTAGTGCGCCAGGCCGCCGGACAGGCCCGGGTCAATGGCTAAGATCCGTTTCACTTCGATGCCTTTCGGAGCCAGGCCTGAATCGCCTTGTCGGCTACCGCCTGCAGTTTAAGGCCGGCGGCGAGGCAGTACTCTCGCAGGGCCTTGTGGGTGGCATTGGTCACGTTGATGGTTTTAGGTTTGGTCATTTCAGATTGCGTTGAACTTTGAGCCAGTAGGCTTGAGTTGCTGTCTTCTTTTTGTGTCCCTGAGGTCCCGCATTCCATATCCGGGCCTGCTCCTCGGTCGTCTTGCCCTTGCCCCAGTGCTTCAGGTAAGCCTCGCAGACCGCCCGGGCCTGCACCCGGTTGGTCATCGACTGCCAACGGTAGTTGCTGCCGGTGATCCGGTTGACGTCCAGGACAACGGCCCGGTGGATCTGCAGGGGGCCTAGGGCGCGTCCGTTGTCGCCGATGGCCTGATCGTTGCCGCTGCTTTCTACGATGATCAGGGCCGAGATGAGGTTTGAGATGGTGGTCATGGTTTGAAAAGTTGTGCGCGTTGGCCAGTCGCGCCCCTGGTTGGGTGGTATTGGCCCCACCCGAGGCCTAAAGTGTGTCAGTCAATGTAACCGCCGCTTGCTTGGTAGTTCTTGCTACGTTCCTGCTGCTTCGCTGTCTGGTAAGTTCCGCCGGACGTTTCCCAAAGCTGATTCAGGCAAGCCAGTTGTTGTTCAGCAAGTTCAGACGACTTTCCTTCTGACTTTCTACGAGTGATCCGCTCTTGAAGCATATCAACCGCGGCGCTGATTGATCCGCTGTTGTCGATCAGTTCATTCGCTGCCGTTAGAATCGCGTTGCTCATGGTGTTTCGCTTTCGACTTGATTGGACCGACGGCCGTCAAGTTGCCACAGAGGCAGACATGAGTCTACAGAGAAAACTATTTTTCTGTAGATTTTGAATAAAACCCAATGTTTGCAGGGGTCAAACAGGGGTCACTCAGGGCAGAACTTGGCCTCGAACTCGGCCCTCGAGCGCACGTAGATCGTGCCGTTGTCGAGCCGGCGGTAGACCACCACGGGCCACCGCAGCTCGCCCAAACGCAGCTCCGCTGTATCGGCCAGTATTTCGACCACTATCGCCCGGTTTGTCCGGTTGCGGTAGGTCACGGCCAGGCGGTGTAGACCACGGTGCCCTGGCCGTTGGCGTCGACCAGCTCGACAGCGTTCACGCCCTTCAGTTTGGCCAGTGCGGCCAGGAGCTGCGTGTCGTTGGTGGCATTGGCGATGCAGGTCGACACGGTGTCCGCGTCGTCGTAGGAGGCCGACAGGTTCTCCTTGGTGCGGTCGCGCCAGACGCGCACCACTCGACCGTTGGAGAGGTTCACGCGCCGCATTGATTCGACGCAGGGGAAGGTGTGTTTCATGGGGCCTTCAGACTATGTCAACGTGACAGATTTCCAAGTTGTTCCGTTGTGAATGTGCAGGGTGTTGCTGTTGGTGTTGAAGAACATAGGCACATTGGTCCCACTCACGTTGGTCGGCGTGCCCGATGGATTGCTGGATGCTGCCGGGATGTAGACAAACCCGTCGATCATCGAGCTGCCGCCAATCGGCCCAATAAAGTCACCGCCGGACTGGCGGTAGCTCGCCCCCTTGATCAGCTTGCCGGTGGCACCATCAAACAGAACGAAGTCGCCATCCGTCGCGCTGCCGGGTCCCACCACGTTGCCGGTGCCAGTGCCTGTGGCTGAGATGGTGATCGTGCCGGAGCCGTTGGTGATCGTGATGTTTGTGCCCGCGGTGAGCTTTGCCCGGGCGAGCGTGCTCCCGAGGCTCTTCCCGATGAGCAGGTCGCCGTCGCTGTAGACGTTGGACTGGCCTGTGCCGCCGTTGATCACGCCTAGTGTCCCGCTGACAGCAGATCCTCCCAGGGCAATCTGGGGTAGGTCGATGGCCTGGATGGCTGACATCTGCACCACGGTGCCGTTGCCTCGGAGGTACTGCCCGTTGGTCGTTGCGCCGGCCAGGAAAGAGATGGCCGAGGAAGCCGAGGTGCTACTGGTGCCACCATTGGCCACACTCAGAACACCGTCGATGGTGATGGTGCCGGAGGCCGTCACCGGGCCTCCTGAAGTCGTGAGCCCGGTGCTGCCTCCCGACACATTGACGCTGGTCACCGTGCCCGCATTGCTGGTGTAGCCGTTGGGATTGCTCGCCGGGTAGGCTCCGAGGTTGGTGAGCGCATTGGCTGCGCTGGTGGCTCCGGTACCGCCATTGGCCACAGCCAATGTCCCGCCCAGCGTAATGGTCCCCGACGACGTGATCGGGCCGCCGGTGGTGGTCAGGCCTGTCGTGCCACCGTCCACGCCCACAGACGTCACCGAAGCCCCTGCGGCAATGCCGTCGAGCTTGGTGGCCTGTACCGAGGTCATGTAGCCGTTCTGCGTGGTCGTAGCCGCCACCTGGCTGATCACCGGGGTGGTGCTGCCGGTAGCCACCGAGATATTGGCACCGCCCGAGGCCGACACGTTGGTCACGGTGCCGGCGTT